GATCCGCAGAAGGAGTTCAACGCCATGCTCACCGCGATGCGTGCCGGCCTGCTGTCGCGCTCCGAGGCGATCTCGTCCTTCGGCTACGACGCCGAGGATATCGATCGCGAAATCGCGGCAGACAACGCCCGCGCCGATGCCCTTGGATTGGTGTTCGAGTCCGATCCACGCCATGACCTGGCAGCAGCACAGCCAGTCGTTGCTCCTCCCGACAACCCGGAGAACCCCTGACATGAATCTGCCTCATCTGGCGTCCCGTCTCTACGGGACGCCGCTTCTGCTCGCCCGCGCCAAACTGGATGTGATCCTCTCCGTGCTCGGCGAACGGGTCAATTGGCCGGAATCAGATCTGGCCGCACCGCTTGTCTCAAAGCGGCCAACGATCGATGCGCCGGTGGGCATTGCCGTCATTCCGGTGGTCGGTTCGCTGGTCCGTCGCACGGTTGGCCTGGACCCGGCATCGGGCTTCACGTCCTACGCCGAGATCGCCGGCATGGTCGACGCCGCGCTCGATGATCCGAGTGTTGAAGGCATCGTGCTCGATATCGATTCGCCGGGTGGTGAAGCGGGCGGCGTGTTCGAACTTGGCGAGCGCATCCGTGCCGCTGATAGTGCGAAACCCGTCTGGGCGGTCGCATCGGACACCGCCTTCTCGGCGGCCTATGCGATCGGCTGTTCGGCCTCCCGACTGCTGGTCAGCAGAACCGGCGGTGTTGGTTCCATCGGCGTGATCGCCATGCATGTCGATCAGACCGCCCGGGATGCCCAGCAGGGCTACCGCTACACACCGATCACCGCCGGGGATCACAAGAACGACTTCTCTCCGCACGAGAAACTCGGCCCCGAGGCCCATGCCCGCCTGCAGGCGGAAGTCGATCGCCTGTATGCCATGTTCGTCGATCACGTCGCAGCCATGCGCCGGCTCGATGCGGATGCGGTGCGGGCCACCGAGGCCGGCATCTATTTCGGTGCGGATGCCGTGACCAGCGGCCTGGCCGATGCCGTCGGCAGTCTCGATGCCGTGCTCGCCGAATTCAGCAGCTTTCTGGTGGCTCGCCGGGCGCGCGGCCACACGGTTTCTGGTTCCACGCGCTCACTGGTTGCAACCCCTTCAACGCTCATGGAGAACTCAAGCATGTCCACGACTGACCCTGTCCAAACCCCGCAGCCCGATGAACCGGTACAGGCAACTGACCCTGCCACCGAGCAGAACGATAGCGACGAATCCGCTGCAGCCTCGCCTGCTGCCGGCGCGGCACGCCCTGATGCCGTAGCCATCGCCGAACTGTGCCAACTCGCGGGACATCCCGAACTGACCGCTGCCTTCCTCGCCGAGGGCGTTTCCGAAGCCCAGGTGCGCAAGGCACTGCTGGCGTCGCGGGCCGATAGCCCGGAAATCCGCTCGACGATTGCACCGAATGCCTCGACCCCTCAGCAATCCCAATCTGCCGCCAATCCCTTGATGGCGGCCGTCAAGAAACTTACCGGAAAGGAATAAGCCATGCCCGTCATCACCGAAGGACTCAACCTGGGCGATCTGCTCAAGTACGAAGCCCCCAATCTCTATTCGCGTGACCAGGTCACGGTTGCCGCTGGCCAGAACCTCGTGCTCGGCACTGTAGTCGGCATCGACGCCACCACGGCCAAGGTCAAGCAGATCGACCCGGCCGCCACCGATGGCACCGAAGTCGCCGTCGGCGTTCTCGCCACCTCGGTCGACGCCAGCCTGATCGATCGCGAGGACGGGATTCTGATTGCCCGTCATGCCGTCGTCGCCGATCACGCCTTGACTTGGCCGGCCGGTATCGCCCCCCTGGACAAAGCCGCTGCGATCGCCCAACTCAAGGCGGCCGGCGTACTAGTTCGCCACGCTGTTTAAAGGAGTCCTCTCATGCAGAACCCGTTCTCGAATCCCGCCTTCTCGATGGCCAACCTTACGGCCGCCATCAACCTTCTGCCCAACCGCTACGGCCGACTGGAGTCGCTCAACCTGTTCCCGGTCAAGCCGGTGCGTTTCCGCCAGATCCTCATCGAGGAGAAAAACGGCGTGCTGAATCTGCTGCCGACCTTGCCGGTGGGCAGTCCCGGCACGGTGGGTCAGCGTGACAAGCGCAAGATGCGCTCCTTCGTCGTGCCCCATATCCCGCACGACGACGTGGTGCTACCCGAGGAAGTCCAGGGGCTGCGCGCCTTCGGATCGGAATCCGAACTGGAAACCGTGGCCGGCGTCATGGCCCGTCATCTGGAGACCATGCGCAACAAGCACGCCATTACCCTCGAACACCTGCGCATGGGCGCGTTGAAAGGCATCATCCTCGATGCCGACGGTTCGACGCTCTACAACCTCTATGACGAGTTCGGCATCGCCCCGAAGAGCATCAACTTCGCCCTGATCACCGACAGCACCAACGTCCGGCAGAAGTGCGTCGACACCCTGGCGCACATCGAGCAAAACCTTCTCGGCGAGTTCATGACCGGCGTGCGCTGCCTGTGCTCGCAGGAGTTCTTCGAGAAGCTGATCGCCCATCCCAAGGTCGAGAAGGCCTACGAGCTTTTCCAGCAGGGGGCGGTGTTGCGCGACGACGTGCGCGCCGGTTTTACCTTCGGCGGCATCGTCTTCGAGGAGTATCGCGGCCAGGCCACCGATGGCAATGGGGCCACCCGTCGCTTCATCGCGGCCGGCGAGGCGCATGCGTTCCCCGTAGGCACCATTGACACCTTCGGCACCTACGTGGCGCCGGCGGACTTCAACGAGACGGTCAATACGCTCGGCCAGCCGCTCTATGCCAAGCAGGACGCCCGCAAGTTCGAGCGTGGCACCGACCTGCACACGCAGAGTAACCCGCTGCCGATGTGCCATCGCCCGGGCGTGCTGGTCAAGCTGACGATGTCGTGATGACGTCCCTGACCGACCTGTATGCGGCAGCCGGCCGTGCCGGTCTGCTGACACCGGCCACGATCGGGGGTGCGGAAGTCCTCGTCGATTTCCGTGCCCCCGACGTGGAAGTGCTCGATGGTCTCGGCCTGTCGTCCGACTATGCGATCCGCTATCCCGCCGACGAAGTGCTGCTCGACACCGGTCACGAACTGGTGATCGGCGGTATGACCTACCGGGTGCGGGAGGTGCGGGCGATCGGCGATGGCTCGGAGTGCCGGGCGACGCTGACCCGGCTCACTTGAGCCAGCGATTCCAAAGCAGGCGCTTGATGGCAGCGTTGGCCGCCTGACGATCGAAGCCGGCCGGATCGTAGTCGAGACCCGCCCACTCGCGCAGTTCCTTGCTCTCATCACTGTAGGGCTCGTCCTCGAGCTTTTCGAGGAAGTCCTGGAAACCACCGACACCGCCACAGTCCTCGGGCGGGCAGGCACGCTCACCGGCATCGACCCAGGCGTCGCCGTCGCCAAAGCGCAGATCGTCGCTGTCGTCGTACTCCTCCACGAGCAACCGGTGCTCCCAGCCGTCGCCGAAGTCGTAGAGGTAGGTGAAGACGGCATCGTCAGTCAGCACGCGGTTGAGAAACACCTTGCGCTCGTCCTCGGTGTGCCACTCGGGCGCGTCGCTTTCCGGATCGGGCACGCCGATGTAGCGGTTGTTGATCCGGAACTGGTGGAGGTGGGCGTCATGCCAGCCCATCGCCGCCTGAATCACGTGGTGCAGGTTCGCAAAACTCGACCGGCCATCCAGGGTGATGCGGCGCCAGACGAGCGGCGTTGTGCCGACCAGTTCGATCCTCAAGGTGATCAGGCAGGGCTTCGACAAGCTCGACTTGTGCTTTTTCTTGGGGACGCTGCTCACGGCCATGGTGTTCAGAACTCCTTTCAACAGCTTGTCATTTTACGGATCCCACTGGAGAAACTCATGCCCATTTCAATTCGAGAACGCCTGCTGCAGGAGATCGTGACCCGTCTCACGCCGCTGGCCCAGGCCGAGGGCGCGCAGATCAAGCGGTCGCCCACGGTACCGACTGGCCGCGAAAGCAGTCCGGCCCTGTTGATCTTCCCCGAGGCCGAATCGATCGCCCAACGCGCCAATGACCGTATCGAGCGCCATCTGACCGTTCGCGTGGTCGCGCTGGCCAGGGCAACGGAAGTCGAGACGGCGGAAAGCATCGCCGATCGCCTGCAGGTGGCCGTTCATGCCGCCCTGTTCGCCGATCCAGGTTTCGGCGGCCTCTGTCTAGCACTGCAGGAACTCGATTGCGACTGGGATATCGAGGATGCCGACGCCACGGCAGCCGCCATCCCCTCGCGCTACCAGATCACCTATCGCACCCTGGTGCATGACCTGACCGCTCAGGGCTGATTCACTTTCCATCCAAGGAGCAAACCACATGTCTTACTTTTCCGGACAAGGGCGCGTCTTCATCGGCGCGCGTGACAACAATGGCAACCCGCAGGGATTGGTCTATGTCGGCAACGTGCCCGATCTGAAGGTGTCGCTGTCGGTGGAAACCCTGGAGCACCAGGAGTCCCAATCCGGCCAACGACTGACCGACCTGCAACTCATCAAAACCAAGAAGGGCGAGTTCGCCTGCACCCTGGAGGAACTGATCCAGACCAACCTGGAACTCTCCCTCTACGGATCCACCACGGCGGTGACAACTGGCACGGTGACCGACGAGCCGGTCATCGCTACGGCCGAACTTGGCAAGCTCTACCTGCTTGGGAAACAGAACGTCTCCAGCGTGGTCATCAAGGCCGGCGCGACCACGGTCACCAACACCAAGTACACGGTCAACGCCAAGCACGGCTCCATCCAGTTCACAGACCTTACGGGCGTCACCGGGGCGATCACGGCCAGCTACAGCTACGGCGCGGCCAACGTCACGGCGATGTTCACCCAGCCGCTGCCTGAGCGCTGGGTGCGGTTCGAGGGGCTGAATACCGCCGACAGCAACAAGGAGGTCGTCATCGATCTCTACCGCGTCGCGATCAACCCGACGAAGGAACTCTCAGTGATTGGCAATGACCTGATGAAATTCGAACTGTCGGGGCAGGTGCTGGCCGATCTAACCAAGTCGGCGAGCGGCAGCCTCGGACAATTCGGCCGGATCGTGCTGCTGTGATGGGCAACGATATGTTTGCGGCACTGCCGCCGGTGCCGCTGTCCATCGAGATTGCTGGCGAGCGCATCGATCTCACGCCGCTCAAGGTGGGCGAGGTGCCGGCATTCGCCCGGGCGGTGCAACCCATCGCCGTCGGTCTGTCGGCATCGCCCGACTGGCTGGCGTTGCTGGCCGAACACGGCGAAGCCGTGATTGCCGCCATCGCCATTGCCACGCGCCGCCCGGTCGATTGGGTGGCCGGGCTCGATCTCGACGAGGCCGTGCGTCTGGCCGAAGCGGTGTTCGGGGTGAATGCCGATTTTTTTATCCAGCGCCTGTTGCCGAGCGTGACGCAGGCAGCGGCGCGGATCGGCCAGGCACTGGAAAGCCCGACGACTGGAGCGATGCCATCCAGCGCCTGATCGGCGCGGGGCACGCCTACGCTGACGTTCTCGACTACACGCTGGCGCAAACCGATACGTTTCTGGCCGCCATCGACCGGCAGGAGTCCCGGCAACTGGCGAATCTTCTGTCGGTGACCGCAACCGGCAGTCAGGGCAGCAGTGAGGCGTTGCGTCGAATGATGAAGGCGTTGTCGTGCTGAAGCTCTCCCTGACTGCATCCGGTCTGCTGGACAAATCCAAGCTCGACGCCTGGTCAAAGCAAAAACAGGCGGCCATTCACAAGGCGGTCGCATCAGGCATGCAGACCGGCGGCAAAGTCGTGGCCGATACCGTGCGCAGCCGAATGAATGCCGATTTCACGGTCAGGAAACCAGCCTTCGTGCGATCGCTGCGGGCCAAGGTCTACGACCGCAACCCGGACAAGCTGCCGGCACTGCTGATTGGATCGCGAATACCGTGGCTGGGCATCCACGTCAGGGGCGGCACGGTGTCGGGCCGGATGCTGATTCCCTTGCTGCCCGAGCATCAGCGCATGGGGCGCAAGGCCTTCCGGCGCGTGATCGACGGCCTGATGCGCAGCGGCAATGCCTTCTTCATTGAAAAGAACGGCAAGGTCATTCTGATGGCGGAAGCGATCAAGGAGAACGCTTCCGAATTGCGCCGCTTCAAGCGCGCCGAACGTCAGCGTACCGGCTCGAAATCGATCAAGCGCGGCACGGAAATTCCCATTGCCGTGCTGGTGCCGAACGTCACCCTGAAACGCCGCTTCGATCCGGAAGGCGCGGTGCGCGGCCAGTTGTCCGTCCTGGCCCGCGCCGTCGAGAAGCAACTGAACAAGATTTGAGAGAGATGAACCCGTCGTGACTCAGGATCGCGCTCAACTGCTGATTACCGCCGTCGACCAGACCCGCTCGGCCTTCGACTCGATTCGCGGCAACCTGGCCAAGCTCGGGGACGAGTCGAACCGGGTCAAGGGGCTGCTGGCCGGACTTGGCGTTTCTCTTTCAGTCGCTGGCTTTGCCACGATGATCAAGAGCGCCATCGATGCGGCGGATGAACTGAACAAGCTCTCGCAGAAGATCGGCATCTCGGTCGAAGCCTTGTCGACCTTGCGCTTCGCCGCGCAACTGTCGGATGTCAGCCTGGAGACCTTGCAGAAGGGCATCAAGGGCCTGTCGCAGAACATCGCAGAGGCCAACACCGGTGTCGGCGACGGGGCACAGGTATTCGAGGCCCTAGGGATTTCCGTCAAGAATGCCGATGGCAGCATGAAGTCCACCGAAGCCGTGCTGCTGCAGGTGGCCGATGTCTTTGCCAACCTGGAGGACGGCGCGGTCAAGACGGCGCTGGCCGTGAAGCTCTTCGGCAAGAGCGGCATGGACATGATCCCGTTCCTCAACCAGGGGGCAGCCGGCATCACTCAACTGACTGCCGAGGCCGAGCGGCTGGGCCTGAAGCTCACGACCGAGACGGCGCGTTCGGCGGAAGCGTTCAACGACAACCTCACGGCGCTCAAGGCATCCAGCTCCTCGCTCGGTATCGCCTTGGCCCGTGACTTCCTGCCGGAACTGACCAACATCACCAATGCCATGCGCGAGGCGGCCAACGAGGCCGGAACACTGAAGGCGTTGTGGGTCGGTCTGGGTGGGGTCGGCAATCTGGTCTTCAATGGCACCGAGATCAAGCAGGCTCGCGATGAGGTGGCGCGGATTCAGGAACTGGTCGATTCGACGCGCAAAAAGGTCGACACCGGCAAGGCCCCGGTGCCGTTCATGCCGTTCGACATCAAGTTCAACGACGGTGCGATGGCGACGCTCCGCAAGAACCTCGCCCAATGGGAGCAAGAACTGGCAGCGGCCAAGCAACGGCTGGATGCTTTGACCAGCCCCAAGCGCCCCGAGGAAAAGACCCCGACCGGCGCGCCCACGGAGGATATGCAGCGCATCGCTTGTGTGGTGTCGGGCGGGCAATGGGTCAATGGCAAGTGCGAGAAGAAGTCCGCTGGCGGTACTGAGAAGGACACGACCGGCGCGCAGACCGCGCTGTTGAAGGCGCAGTTGGACGCCGAATTTGCGCTCCTGAAGGATGGACTGACCCGGCAACAAACGGCGCTGGACGCCGCACTCGAAGACCGTCTGGTCTCGGTGCGCGATTACTACACCCAGAAAACCGCCATCGAGCAGCGCGAGGTCGATGCCGAGATCGCCCGCAAGCAGCAGGAACTGGCCCGAAGCCTGCAGGTCGCGAGCACCGGCAAGTCCGAGAACGACCGATTGCGGGCCAAGGCCGAGGTCGCCAAGGCGGAAACCGACCTCATCACGCTCAACAACCGGCGCGCCGACGTCGAGCAGGCCAACGCCCGCAAGGCGGCACAGGCCGAGCGCGAACTTGCCGACGCCTTGGCTCAGGCGCGGGAAGAATTGGCCCAGATCACCGGCACCGCGACCGATGCTGATCGGCAGGCGGCGATTGCCCGCAGCTACCGCGATCTACGTGCCCGTCTGGCGGCGGAAGGCGATGCCGGCGGCGTCTCGCTCGTCGACCGGCTGATCGATGTGAAAGCGGCGCAAGCCAATCTGGCGGCCCTGGAGTCCCAGTGGCGGCAGGTGACCGAGCGCCTGCGCAACGCGCAGGAGGCGATCCAGACCCAGCAGCAGGCGGGCTTGCTGACCGAGGCGCAGGCCCGCCAGCAGATCGTCGCTCTGCAGCAGCAATCGGCCGCCGAAATGGAACGCCTGCTGCCGACCATGCAGCAAGCCGCACAGGCCATCGGGCCGGATGCGGTGATTCGCGTGCAGTCCTGGCGCAACGAGCTGGAACGCACCCGCCTCGTCGTAGACGAGATGGCTCCGCTGTGGAACCGCATCGGCGAGGCCTTCGGCGGTGCCCTGAACGGCATACTGACAGGCACGCAGACTTGGCGCAACGCCATGTCCGCGCTGTTCATGCAGGTCGCCAACGCCTTCCTGCAGCAACTGGTCATCCAGCCCTTCCAGCAGTGGGTTGCTATGCAGGCGCGGATGCTGGCGCTCAAGCTCGGCTTCATCCAGCAGGAGCAGGCGGCGGATACGGCGGCGAGCGTCACCAAGGTCGCGCAGAAGTCTTCGGAAACCACCGCCGTGGTCTCGATGGATGCCGCCAAGGCCGGTGCCGGCGCAGCGGCATCGCAGGCGTCCATTCCCTACGTCGGTCCGGCGCTGGCCGTGGCCGCGATGGTGGCGATGGTTGCTGCCGTGATGGCGCTCCTGGGCAAGGTCAAGAAGTTCGCCGCCGGCGGCCTGGTGTCGGGTCCGGGCACATCAACATCGGATTCCATTCCGGCACGCCTGTCCGCTGGGGAGTTCGTGCTGCGCGCCGAAGTCGTGCGCCGGGTGGGCGTGGACTTCCTGCACGCCCTGAACGGCGGACTATCTGGGCCACGCTGGTCGGGCCCGCGCCTGGCCTTCGCCGACGGCGGCCTTGTGCCGGATGTCGCCCAAGCCCCGACCGCAGCGCCCTCGCAAGCGGTGCGCATCGTCAATGTAATCGATCCCGGCATGGCGGCCGACTATCTCAATTCCGCCGCCGGTGAAAAAACCATTCTCAACGTGCTCTCGCGCAACGGCTCGGCTGTGCGCGAATTGCTGAGGTAAAGCTCATGGCGTTCACCAGTGGCACCGCCACCGATTATCTCGATCTGCTGAATCGCTTGAAGCAGTTCGTCACGCAGGACATGCTGCCCGCCAACGAACGCTGGTCGGTATTGCGCTGGGTGCCCGGGCCGCCCGCCGAACTGGTGCTGCAGGGGCCGGGGCTCGCGGGCACCGATCAGATCAACGTCGGCATCCTGTCCGAGGCCGGCGCGGACTACGGCAACTGGAAACTGCGTGGTTTCGTCGGCTGGAACCCGGCGCAGACCTTCGACGGCCAGTACAACCCGAGCGGGACGTTCTACGCGCTGCTGATGGCATCCGCCATGCCGTACTGGATCGTGGCCAACGGCCGCCGCATCGTGATGGTGGCGAAGACCGGCACCTACTACGAAATGATGCATCTGGGCCTGTTCCTGCCCTATGCCACGCCAGGGCAGTACCCGTACCCGCTGCTGGTCGGCGGCACCTACAACAGTTCGACGCGCTGGAGCAATTCCTACACCTACCGCAACCACCTGCCCAAGTCGCAGGGCTACTCGGGCGCGTACTACGCACCGACCGGTGTCTGGACTGGGGTGTCCGCGATGTGGCCGAACAGTTGGGGCAGCAACACGCGCGAATGCCCGGACGGCTCCTACCCGCTGCTGCCCTTCATCCTGTCCGGACTGGGGGAGATGGAAGGGTGCTACTGCGTTCCCGGCTACGCCAATGCCGTCGAGAACATCATCAGCGTAGGCGGCGTCGATCATCTGGTGGTGCAGGACGTGTTCCGTACCGGCTACAGCGACTACTGGGCCTTGAAGCTCGCGTGAGGTAAGCGATGGCATTTCAATCCGGCATTACCACTTCGCCGAACGACCTCCTCGACAAGATTCGGCTTTTTGCCATCGGCTCCTGCGGTTACGCGGAGTTGATGTATCAGGCGGACGCGGGGTACTACCGTCTGCACTTGCAGCACGCCGCCAGTGGCCAATTCGTCAACCTGCACTCCTACGCGAGCTACGTCGCGTGGTACGGCTCGACCAGTTTCAACAGTGGTTTGGCCTACGGCTCGCAGACCGTCGCCTCGGGCTCGTTCTCCGTGTCGCAGATGTCGGGCAGCGCCGAGTATTTCCTCTTCGGTGGCGACGGCTGGTGCTATTGCGTCGTTCAGACGGCCAGCACTACTTACGGGCCACTCATCTTCGGCGCGATCACCAAGACCTGTACCTTCACCGGTGGAGCCTTCCTGTCGGACACCTACAGCACCTACGTGCGGGCCGACATCGATGGCAACACCAACAAGTGGAAGGTCGGCACCTACGGCACGGATGCGGTGCGGGCCTTCTACAACGCGACCACGCGCCAACTCGACAGCTATTCGCCCATCGCCTTCAACGGGGTGACGCCCCTGTATCCCTGCACGGTTGAAGTCGGCCGCCCGACACCCAGCTACTTCTACTCGATGATGGGCTATGCACCTGGCGTACGCCTGCTGAGGATGAACGGGCAGTACGTCAACAAGGACATCGTCACGCTGGGCGGCAGCGACTGGATGGTCTTCAGCATGAGCTACGGCGGCTACGCTTTCCTGAAATGACCACCTACGCTGGAGCCATCCTGCCCTCCGGGCTGCCGTCCGATCCCGCCTATGGCGCTGCGTACAAGTTTCTGCCGGCACTCCTGACGCTGCCGTACCCGAGTGCCCTGGCCAGCAACACGCCGAACGCGGGCCTGCTTACCAACAACCTGCCGGTTGCCGAGATCGTATCGACCTTCGCGGGGAACAGGGTTCGGCAGTTCGAGCAGGACTGGTATCACCACGTCCATCTGCTGCCGGCCAAGATCGCGTTGGGCAACCTGCTGTCGACGCAGATCCGCCAGGTCGAGGTGTGGAACGCCCACTTCGCTTCCAAGACCTTGTCGGCGGTTGTCGGCCAGAACGACGGCGGCATTACGCTGGCTGCTCCGGCCAACCCGCCCACGACCTACGGGATGCTGGAGTCGCGCCTGCACAACGTCTCGGTGAGCCTCGACGGGCCGCCAGTAATCGAAGCGAGTTTTACGTTTCAGTTTCCGGACGAGGCAACGACGCTGTCGATCTCCGGGCGGCGAGTGGTGGTGTTTGGCCTGAAACCCAATTGGGCGGACGGCTGGCTGGAACGCCTGATGTGGGCGACCGACGTGCTGACCGCCCGCGATGGCACCGAGCAGCGCGTCAGCCTGCGCGCCAAACCGCGTCGCTCGCTGGAATTCTCGATCCTGGTCGGACGCGACGATGCGGCGCTGCTGGACGTGTTGCTGTCGGCCTGGCAGTCACGCGTCTATGCCTTGCCCATCTGGCCCGACAAGGCTTTCCTCTCGGCCGCGATCACTGCCGGGAGCACGATGATTCCGATTACGACCACGAATTTGGAGTACGAGGCCGACGGCCTACTGGTGATCGGCAGCGACAGTCGCAACACCGAGGCGGCCGAAGTGCTCTCGGTGGCCAGCAATGCCGTGACCCTGAAGCAACCGCTTCTGTCGAACTGGCCAGCCGGATCGTTCGTCGTGCCTGCGCGCACGGCCCGTCTGCGAGTGACCCAGGCAGTGTCGCGCGTGACCGACGCCATCGCCCGCGCCCGGTTGGTGTTCGACATCGCCGGCACCACGGCCATCGCGAAGCAGGAATCGACGACGACCTTCAATTCGACCCCAGTGTGGATCACACGACCGAATCGGGTGCGCGATATCGACACCGACTATCAGCGCCTGGCCGAGGTGCTCGATTTCAACACCGGCATCACGGCGGTGGATGACCATGCCGCACGCCCCTTCGTGCGGCGCTCCTTCGACTACCTCTTCAAGAACCGCAGTGAGATTGCTGCCTTCCGGGGCTGGCTGGCCGCCCGGCTGGGCCGTCTGACCGCGTTCTGGCATCCCACCTGGGAAGCCTCCATCGTCCCGACCAAGAAGATCCTGTCCAACCAGACGGTGATGACCGTGGCCTCGCGCGGTTACGCCCTGTACTTCAACCCGATGCCGGGGCGCACCGAGGCGGCCTTCCTGCACAAGAACGGCATCTGGTATTTCCGCACCATCCAGAGTTTCGGGGCGGGCACCACCGGCGACGAGGAGGTGATGACGATCAATCAGTCCTTCGGTTTCGATGCCAATCCCGAGGATTGGGTCGCCATCTGCTTCCTGGAGAAGACCCGGCTCGATGCCGACCAGATCGAGATCAACTGGCAGACCGACAGCGTCGTGCAAGTCTCGTTGCCGATGCGCAGCGTGAAGTCATAGCCGAGATCCAAGGATGAGCTACAACACGCAGGAAATTTCGACGGCCGCTGGCCAGCCGGTGGAACTCTATCGATTCGTCCTCGGCCAGCAGGTGTGGACGGTGACGAGCGGCCGCGAGGCGATCACCTATCAGGTCGAGAGCTACCAGCCCGCCGTGATCCGCCGCTCGGCGGTCGAGCAATCGCCGGAGTTTGCCCGCAACGGCATCGATCTTGAGTGCGCGCGGGACTTCGCCGTGGCGCAACTCTTCGCGGCGGCACGCCCCAACGGCGTGGTGTCGCTGACGGTTTTCCGCAACCACCTCGGCGACTCGGAGTACATCACCTGGTGGAAAGGGCGCGTCGCCTCCGTCGCGTTTGCCGGCAGTGCCGCCAAGATTCGCTGCGAGTCGATCTTCACGGCCCTGAAACGGCCGGGCCTGCGTGCGCATTACCAGACCGGTTGCCGCCACGCCTTGTTCGATCCGGGCTGCGGGGTGAACAACCAGGCCTACAAGCTCGCCGGCACGGTGGCGTCCTTCTCCGGGCTGAATGTGACTTCCAGCACCTTCCTCTCGCAGGCATCCGGCTGGCTGACGGGTGGGTATCTCCGCGTGGCCGGGGTGCCACGGATGATCACCAATCACTCGGGCGACACCATCACGCTCTCGGCCGTGCTGCCGGGCCTGGCTGTGGGCGTGGCGTTCGAGGCCTTCGCCGGTTGCGACCGGACGTTCGCCACCTGCCAGTCCAAGTTTGGCAACAGTCTCAACTTCGGTGGGTTTCCCTGGATTCCCGCCAAGAACCCCTTCGCCGGGGACTCCATCGTCTGAGGGCAACACCATGTGGGTACAGATCGCGATCTGGGTCATCACCACGGTCATCGGCATGCTGCTCGCGCCGAAGCCGCCCAAGCCGGCTTCCGCTACGCCTGGAAACCTTGATGTGCCAGTGGCGGAATCCGGGAAACCTATTCCTGTGTTGTTCGGCACGCGCGTCATCCGTCAGGCCAATGTGGTCTGGTACGGCGACGTCAAAACCACCGAGATTCGCCAGTCGTCCGGTAGTGGAGGCAAGAAATGATTGTGACGCACGACGACGCCAAGGCTTTCGGCTACTGCAATGCCGGCCTGCGCAAGTGGTTCCCGCGCGACGGCGTGACGTTCGACGATTTTCGACAGCACGGCGTGACAGCCGAGTGGCTGCGCGCGACGGGCGATGCGATGGCGTCCCGGTTGGCCGATGAGGTCGAGCGGCTGCATCAGTCGCAGGAGAGCGCGTAAATGGGCGGCGGCGGAAAGGGCGGCGGCTCGTCATCCTATGTCGTCGGCCATCGCTATTACGCCGGTCTGCACCTGGCGATCTGCCACGGGCCGGTGGACGCGGTGACGCGCATCATCGTCGGCGAACGCACGGCTTGGAGCGGCAGCGTCACGTCCTCGCAGACGCTATACGTCAATGCCCCGGAACTGTTCGGCGGGGATTCGCGCGAGGGCGGAGTCCAGGGCTATGTCGAAATCAAGATGGGTGGCGCGGCGGAAACGGTGTCGGGCTACCTGCAGCAGAAGCTGGGCAGCGTCATTCCGGCCTTCCGGGGCGTGGTGTCGATCATCGCCCAGCAGTGCCAGTTGTCGGCGATGAACCCCTACATCAAGCCCTGGAGCATCGAGGCGCGGCGTATCCCGGCTCCGGCAGCACTGGGGAGCGGTTACATCAACGGCGACGCCAACCCCGCGCACATCATCTACGAGTGTCTGAACAACGCCACGTGGGGCTTGGGCTACGCTGCAAGCGAGATCGATGCGAGCAGTTTCCAGACTGCCGCGAATACGCTGGCTTCGGAGCAGTATGGACTGTCCTTGCTCTGGGAACGCGAACAGCCGTTGGAGGAATTCATCGCCGAGATACTTCGTCACATCGATGGCACGCTCTACGTCCATCCGCGCACCGGCAAGTTCGTGCTCAAGCTGGCCCGAGCCGACTACAACGTCTCCAGCCTCCTGGTGCTCGATGCCTCGAACATTCTGGAACTGGAGAGCTTCTCGCGGCCCTCGGAATCGGAACTCGTCAATCAGATCACCGTTCGTTACCGTGATCGTTCCACCGACAAGGATGCCGCAATCACGGTGCACGACCTGGCCGCGCTGGAACTGGCGGGGGGCGTGGTGTCCTCGGCCACGGTCGACTATCCCGGCATCGGCAATGGCAGCCTGGCATCGCGGGTGGCGCTGGGAGATCTCAAGCAACTCTCGGTACCGCTGGCCAAGGCCACGCTGATCGCCAATCGGCAGGCGTCGAACCTCAACATCGGTGACGTATTCAAGTTCACCTGGCCGGAACTGGGCATCGCCCAACTGGTGATGCGAGTCGTGCGCGTGTCGTATGGCACGCTGACCGATGGTCGGGTGCGGATCGAATGCGTCGAAGACATCTTCGGCCTGCCGTCTGCCTCCTACGTGTCCCCGACCCCGACCTCGTGGGTGTCGCCGCTGACTGCGCCGGCTCAGGTGCCGTATCACCGGCTGGGCGAAGCGCCGTGGTGGACCGTGGTCAAGCGGGTGGTCGGCGAATCGGCGACCGCACAAAACGAGCTCGATCCCCAAGGCGGGCTGCTGGTGGCCTGTGCGAGCCGCCCCTCCGGCGATTCGCTCAACGTCAAGCTGCTGACGCGCCAGGGCAGCGCCGCGTTTGCCGAAGTGGACACAATGGGCTTCACCCCGAATGCGACGGTGACCAATGCCATCGACGAGCAAACGACCGTGCTCGCCATCGGCAACGGCCAGGATCTGGACGTCGTGAAACTCAATACCTACGCCTACCTCGACAACGAGATCGTGGCCGTGAAGGCAATCAATCTCGTGGCCGGCACAGTCACGGTGGAGCGTGGTGTACTCGACACGGTGCCGGCATCGCATGCCGCCTCAGCGCGCATCTGGTTCGCCGACGCCTTGGAGGCGCTGGTCACGGAGCAATACCTCTCCGGCGAGTCCTTGCAGGTCAAGATGCTGCCGGCGACCGGCCTCGGGCGCCTGGCGGAATCGGCGGCGACCGCCGACAGCTACACCTTTGCCAGCCGCATGATCCGCCCCTATCCGCCAGGGAATGTCCGGGTGAACAACGTCATGTGGCCGACCGCGATTCTCGGCCAGATGGCGCTGACCTGGGCCCATCGCGACCGGATGCAGCAGACGGTGTATCTGGTGACGCAGTCCGAGGCCAACATCGGCCCGGAGGCCGGCGTGACCTACACGGTGCGTTTCTACAACGAGAACAACGCCCTCCAGAAAACCCTGGCGGGGCTCACCACGACCGCCTGGACGTATCTCACCACCGACGAGGCGACCGACAGCGGACTGGGCCGCATCAACGGCAAGTTCAAGGTCGAGATCGAATCCGTGCGCGCCGGCTACACGAGTTGGCAGAAGCAGACCCGCAGCGTCGACCGCGCGGGCTACGGCCTGAACTATGGCAAATACTACGGAGGCATCTGATGGCAAGCACTGATCCGAATCTTGGACTCACCTACGGCTGGACGCTCGGCGAGTCGGGCTGGAACACCAGCATGGACGCGAACTTGAAGCGGCTCGGCGCGGTGGTCGGGCTCTCGGTCAAGGATCGGGATTTGGCCACGCCGCCGGCCAGTCCCGTCGACGGCGACCGGTACATCGTTCCTGCCGCTGCTACTGGCGTCTGGGCCGGCAAGACAAATCAGATCGCTGTGCGCGTGGCGAGCACCTGGGAGTATTACACCCCCAAGGTCGGCTGGCTCTGCTACGTCGAGGACGAAGCCGTGCTCTCGGCCTACAAATCGGCAGGCTGGAGTGCTGGCATCGCCATCTGACACCGTTTCACCAACCACGCGAACCCGCCCACGAGGCGGGTTTTGTATTTCTGGAGGACGAAAACATGGATTCCACCCAAATGGAGCGCCGGAAGATGGTGACCATCCCGCAGGAAGAATTCGAGGCGATCCTGGAGCGCGCCGCCGAGCGCGGTGCCCGGCACGCATTGGCCGACGTTGGCCTCGATGGGCCGGAGGCAGCACACGACATCCGCGAACTGCGCGGCCTGCTCGACGCCTTCAACGAGGCCAAGAAAACCGCCGGCCTGACCATCGTGAAGATGCTGGTCACCGGTCTGGTGATGGCGCTGCTGGCCGGAGCGTTCCTGAAACTCAAGCTGTTCGGAGGTGGGCAATGATCGAGACACTATTGGGTGGTCTGCTGGGCGGGGCCTTCCGTCTTGCGCCTGAAATCATCAAGTGGCTCGACCGCAAAGGCGAGCGCGGCCACGAACTGGCGATGCAGGACAAGGCGCTGGAATTC